GCATTGGCGGTGCCAATCAGGCGGTTGTCCACCATGCGGGTGGTGTTGGCTCCGGGAATGACGGTGACGGTAGCAAAACACAAGCACGGTATCAGAATGAAAAAAACATATTTCATGTTAAGCAATGACCTCTGAAATTGAAAACGTTATATCTGTCAGTCCCTGTTGAACTTCAATAAACTCATGATTGCCAATAAGCTCACCATATTTATAAGTTGTTCCACCGTCCATTGTGAAAACAAACGGAGTTTCAACATAGTCAGTATCTGTAATCCAATCTTCAATTATTGTTCTGTTCGCATCAGAACAAAATTGATACTTGACTTGCCAACCGCGCTTAACTCCAGCCGTGCGCGTTTTCCAATTATACCCACTCGGAGAAGTATTTACAATACGACCACTCTCAATGTCAATGAGTATTGGCTGCTCCCAGTTAGGGTCAATGCTTGGAGCTACCTTGTTCCCAATCAACAAACAACCAACATATAACGTATTATCCGTACTTGAAAAATCAGGCCACCAATAACGCTTAGTCGGATTTGCAAGCCACGATGTTTTAACCACAATAGGCTCGTCACTTGCACCTACAGCAAAAGGAGTAAACACACCGACCGCGGTGCCACCAGCAGGTGACGTACCAGAAAGCGTATCCGATGTTGAATAGGTTAAGCCAAGCACTCCAGCCGCCGCTTGATATAGGTTGTGATTTACAAGAGCTATAAAATCTGGGGTAATGGTATTGCCAGAACCAACATCAATAAACGGGCGATACTCTCCGCCTGTTACCGTTGATACTTCGCACTTTGAAAGTATACGATTGTTCAACATGTTTGTCTCTGATGCTGAAGTGCCTATATCGTCAACTATTGTTGATGCTTCAATCAACGGAGACTGCGGATAATAAATCCAGTTTGCCATTATAACTCGTGAATTTGGATTGCTTTGTAAGATACCTTGTCAATAAATGGAGTACGCGAGAATATAAGCCAATACTCTGTTACTGAGTCTGCAAATGAACTCCAATAATCACCCGCGCTCCCCGCTCCAATTCCTGCATAGTTAATTGAAACATTTTGAAATGTTACCTTATCCCCCTCCTCAAGAGAAAAGTAGCTCATATTCAAAACATCGAACTCGACTATATTGTGTTGTCTTCCCCACAAAAACAAACGAGAATCGCGGAGAGAAACAGCGTAATCTGTTGCACCGCTATTTGAATCCTTTCGCAAAAGATTTGCGCCTATCTCAACAATGGAGGTTGAGTTCGTACCTAAATATGTGGTTCCCTTGCTTGTAGTATTCTCATCGTTCGTATCCCAAGCGAACTCCCCTCTTGCATAATCATAGTTATACAATACTCTCACCTGATTCTCGACCCACTCTTGCGGTGATTTGTAGATTGCGTTTATCTTAACATCGCCAAGAGAATAATCTAAATCAACATCCGAGCTTGCCGCCGATGTTGGAATTGGCAGTATTGTCCACTCTCCACTTGACCTCTTGAAAATGTAGCAAAACGACTGCTCCGCTATATCTTCAAGTATTGTTTGAGTTGAAACCTTTTTGTTTATAGAAAACGCCATTGTTGCTGCGCCAGAATAAGCATTATCAAAAGCTGTTGTATCAATAGTTGCGTTATCTGTCACACTCATTTCGTCTCTTAGGATTGACTCGGCAATATAATTGCTTGTGCTAATGATATTACTTGTTCCGAGGCCGTTTCTGGAACCTATCCATGAGCCGAATTTGCGGCCAGAGCACTCAACAAAGATATTTGAAAGGCCATTGTATTGTGCATTTGAATCATTTGAATATCTGTATACTGTACGCTCACCGCGAGTAGGTCTTCTGCCGGGGCGATTGCTCCTTGTCGCACGTTCAAAATATCCTATGCTTTCTTTTACCTTTTCAACTGTTCCGAAAGTAAGAATAATGTCATTTGCAACAATACCAAACGTGCTAATATCTACGCTTGAGGCGGCTGGGACAGATAGATAATACTCATAGAGTATAATCTCATCCCATGTCCATTGATTTGCAGATGCTATTGTTGTGCCTTCATTATCTGAGCGTGTGCCTGTTGTGGCCGCGCTTATTGCCCAAGTCTTATATCCCGTCCCGGAGTTTCCTCCGGGAGAGTATGCTGTTGCATTTATTGGATTGTAGATTCCACCCGTAATAGCAGAGCCAGAATGAGCAGTAAAGAATGAAAATGTTTTGAGTTGTTGCGTAGTTCCTGTTACGGCGAACTCGCCGCCATTTGAATTTATTGAACCGGGCAAAAACTTTGCAGAGTATCGAGTGCTTGCACCTACGGTCAGTGAAGTGTTATAATCGAGGTCAACTACATTATCAGAATCAGCCGATACTTGATTATAGATTCCCTTCATAGTTGGACTAATCCAAACATTACCAACCTTAAAAACACCACTCGCCGCAGTTACCGCTACCGCGATTTGAATTGTTGAGGGGCCAGTAATAACAACATCAGGATAATCAGCGGCTGCTCCATCCCAAGCGTAAAGACCTACTCCGTATGTATTGAACGCAGATAAATAAATTCCAACCGTGTCATCGGTTATTGCGCTTACAGCGTGCTCCGCAGCAACATAAAGACCCTTTGTTGAATCAATGCAAATAGTAGGTGCGTAGTGAAATAATCCGTGAGCAGCATCTCCGCGAGTCCCGGTCGTGCTCATTGTGAAAATTCCATAGAGCAATGGAATCGGCGAGCCTATGGATTGCTTAGGAGCGCGAGGATAATCTTCTTTTGAAATGGTCGTTTGTGGAATTGTGCGATGCTCAAAAATAAGCTCAGCCTCAAATACCCATTGGCAACTCTGCAAATCATACCACGGAGTTTTTGTAATCTTACCATAAAATTCCTCATCATTTGAAACCGCGCTCATGTCAAGGTCAATGTATCTGTAAACCTTTACATATCTGTTTACATATCCTTTCCCAGAAAGGAGAGATGTTGTAACATGAGCGCCATTTACAAGCTCGTCATTTAGTCTAATGGTGCAAGATTGATTTAGGTTAGAGCCAGTGTAGGGGTCGAATCCACCCTCGCCAAATTCAACACTATCCACAATTCCCGTATAGAACAAAGAGCCTGCTACATTATTATCGTGAGTTGCAAATCTAAAGTGTGAAACCTCGTCATCGTATGCAATAAAAACAGCCCAGCCCGCCATTTTTGCACGAGACGAAAGCGCACTTTTTGTATAGTTTGCGTGATAAGTTTTCATGCTGTTGTCGCTAAGTATCGTGACAATTTGTTACCTCCGCGTTGTGCCTGCGTAACCCCAGCATCAATAAACCGCCGAACCTTTTCCTCGCTATTCACAAGGTCACCTTGTACGATTAGGGTTACATTGTAACCACTATGAAACCCGCTCACACCAACACTCGGATTTGCTCCAACAGGAGCGGGTCTTTGAATGCTGAATCCGATTGACTTTAACAGGCTCCCCGCAGCCGCAAACGAACCAACGCCCGGTATAAGTGACACAAGCCCTTGCACCGCGAGACGTGCGGCTATTTGAGCGAGTATATTGAAGATAGAATCGCGGAGCGATTTAAGTACATCCACAATCTGCCCCTTGCCTGTCAAGAATCCTTGAACGAGAGTTGACATTACCGCGCTCATTGCTTGCTGGAAATATGGAGCTATTGTCGCAATACGGTCTTGTAGCTCAGAAAGTTGTGCGGAACTTTTATAGTAAGACTGAGAGAACGCCCTATCTGCGTTTACATCGCCATACGGGCTTCTTGGGGTATCCCTTGTTTGTTCTGAACCGGGGAACCTTCTCCCAAGAGTTCTTCTGTCACCCCTTGAGTATCCGTGTTCATTCATCCAATCTTGAGAAAGAGTTGTATTTGTTCCATAGTAAAGAGAACCTAATACTTTCTTTTCTCTTGCTGTTAATTCTCTCGCTATATTTTCAAATGATTGAACAACCTTGTTTCCAGCATTTTTTGTGTTTACCGCAGCCAAGTCAAGAAGAGATGCGAGAGTTTCCCACTTCTTTGTATAAATGTTATATACTTGAGTTGTTTTGTTTACATCGCCAATATCAAGCCGTGGAGTATTTGCATCTGTTGGAACGGAAGGATTATTGTATCCATACATTTGCTTTTCGTTAAGGTAATATGCACCACCGACAACAGCGGCTCCAGCAGCGCTAACTACTCCCCCACTAATTACCCAAGCGGGAAGAGTTGCAATAAACGAAACAAGAGAAGCTATTGCCTGTCCCGCAGACAAAGCCCAAGACGCGACCCTTATCAAAACAAGAGCCTCAAAGAACTTGAGAATAGCAGAGCCATGATTTGCAACAAAGGTTCCAAGAGAAACAAGAGCGGTAACGGCGGCTGGGAGTTTGTCTGCAATAGATTGTGAAAACTCGGTTATCTTCCGTATCAACTCAGGATTACCTATTGAATCTCGGAGCTTTTCAATAACACCCTTTAGCGGTTCAAGCAACGGGCCACCAAGTGCCTCAAAAGCGTTTTCAATCTGATTGCGAAGCTGTTGCAAGCGACCGCTGAATGTATCAACATTCTTTGCCGCCGAGCCGCCAAGCCGCCCTGACAGTTTAGCCAGAACATCGTCTCCTGCTTTTAGATGAAAACCCATTTTTTGCAAAAGCATTACATGACCAGTCAATGCTTTTCCAACGGCTGTTGACGCGCTCTCTAAATCCATTAGCCCCGTAGACGCTAAGTCCTCAACTAAAGGCAGAGCCTTCATTGACAAACCGTAGTTATTTGTCAACTGAATAAGACGAGCTAATGAGTCAGCGCTTTGGTCATCAGAGAATTTAGTCAATCGCTCTTGAGACTTTAGAAGCTCCTCAACATCGCCCGATACGGCGCGATAATTAACACCCGCAAGATTTACGGCTGTTGCAAGCCGCTTCATTACTTGCTCTTCCTCGGCTGCCTTTTCTACTCCCTTTTCAAAAGCAACGCCAAGCGAGGCAACCCCGGCTATACCGAGGCCACCAAATATCTTATCAACCGTTGAGCCGAATTTCTTGAAACGACCTTCAAGCTTATCAACGATTGCTGAGGCTTTGTCAACGGCTGTTAATACTACTTCGTGTGTGCTTTTGCTATCTGCCATCTTGTTTCGCCTGTCTTTTTGCCGCCCTTATGTTTTCTATTTCGCACTCGCTTATTGCATTCCTGATTGTGTCGAAAGCCTGACCTTCACCGTAGTATATGTTAGGCTGTTCATTCAACACCCCGTCAAACAAAAAACCCTTTACATAGTCAGATGTTGCTCTTGAGTAAGCAATCATGTAGTAAGCTATGAGAGGGTTATTTGCGAGTGATTCAAGGCTGATGTGCTTCCATTTGTTACCGACACGAATTGTTAAAGTTTGGACATGCTTGAACGTGTCAAGACCCGCAACGTTGTCTGTAAGCATGTTTTCTAAGTCACTATAACTCTCACAGTAGTATTTTTTTGCGGGTGACTTAGCGGTAAATGGAAATGAATCATCGTCAATGTGAAAATATCTGTCGTGCTTCTCTTTTGAATCTAACTGCATAACAAGGCTCCCCGCAATAACGGAGAGCCGTATCAGTTTTTTTCTTTCTCACTTACCGCAGATATATCTATAATCTTACTCCCGATTTCAACAATTTGCTCAGGGCTTAGATAATCGTCAATCAGTTGAGTTGCTTTGTCAGAAGAGAACTCCGGCTCTATGTTTGCCCAACCCTTAATACCGTAGTGACACGCCAAACGAACAGCCGATACTCCTCTTGCCGATGCAAACAAATTACCGCACTCGTCAAATTTACTAACACTCAGCGGCTTGAGAGTAAACGAGGGCTTAGGCTCTATTGATTCGTGCTCTTTGAGTGTGAACTCAATCGCCTCGGTCGGACGCTTCTGAAGCTGCATACTACTCCTCTATTGTTTCAATTTTCAAGCGTGGGTCGGTGCGTAAGAAACGCTTATCGCCAAACCCCGCGTATGGAACTTCTTTGTTGGCAATGAAGTCCATTATATCTTCAGACTCGATGACGGTCGTTTCGTCAAAGAAATTGTCATTGATTTGCAACGGCCAGCAACCGCGCTTTTTGTAATCGGCGATATGTTCAGCCGGAATTGAAAGTGTTGCTTTATACATTAGCCTTGCCATGCCCTGTCTATTGCGTTAGCCATTTGAATTTCGCAATCTCTTACATTACCGACAACATCCTCGACACACTCAAATTGCAATCTTATAATCCTCTCCTCGTTTCCCTGATTTTGATGACCTGTAAATTGTGCATTCAATTTGAACAGCAAATCACCGCTTGTGGTTACAGGGTCTGCTCCGCTGCCCCATCCAATAGTTATTGGCCCGGTTTGGTTTCCGTTCGTATCTGTTTGCAAATCTTCAAAAATTGCGCGGGTAGTTGCATTCCATAAAATATCAATGTATCCGGTAACTTTGTGCGGCCCCATTGCAATATCTTGACAGCTTGTCCCACCTCCCGGTATCTGAGTAAATCCGGGAGTAATTGTCAAAGACCAACCATAACAATACATTGCCCCACTAAAAACCGTAACTACCATATCGTCAAAACTGAAATATGACAGTGCTGTATATGCTGTCGGAACTGTAGCTGTTAAAGGAGCAGGCTGAACAATACGGCCAACCCAATTAGAAGAAAACTTGAGTTGATTGTTTTGGGGAGTTGAGTCAATGGAAAATGTTACGTCTGTAGGAACACAAGAGATAATTCCCTTATCAAGAGTTGATACAGAATGATTTGAAACAAATCCATAATAGTACCCCTCGTTATCTTCAAAGTTTGGATAGCCGTACCCCGTTGTGCTTGTCCATGTAGTAGAAGACGTGGGCCACCTGAACGTTTTTACATAAGGAGTTGTCGCGCCCTCTGTGCATCTTTGAAACAGACCGGAAAGCAAATAATCGCCGTGTTCTTTGGTAAACTCCGTATTCCATTTCAAAGTCGGGGCGACACCTTTTCCATCTTGCGTTGCATCCAAAAGAACGGGTTGCCTATAAGAGTTTGCTCTGTTTGGCCGCCTCGTGTTTACGTTCTTTGTAATCTCAATATCTACGTCTGTAGGTATTTGCACGGATGCTGTTGAGACGAGGGTAGTGTCTGCAAATAAACCACCAGTCCCAAATGTGCCGTTATTGCCTTGAATGATTCCCCAAGTCCAATCCCGATAATGATAAACGTCTCCTGTTGACATTGTGTTTTTCCTTTCTTATGGATTGTATCGGAGAATATCAACCGAAAATTTTGTCGAGTCGTTCGCCGCTTTTGAATTTGTAGAGAGACCTTTTGCAATCGCCCTGCACCACGTTACTGGAGTAATCGTAGAAATATCGCAAACGCGTTGCCCGTAACTTCCACCGCTTGACCTGTCCCAAAATGTAGAGTCAAGACCAATCGAGTCAATGTTGCCAACCGTGTAATTGAAACAACTATCCGGCGGAGGTGAGATTGTTACGTTCGTATATTGCATGTAAATACGAACCTTGCTTGAATCGAGAGAGGCGTTTGCTGTATCACCCTCTTGTACGAATACTTGTAATGACATTCCAGCCTTTGCGCGAAACGGTTGGCTTACGAGAGAGTCTGTTCCGTGAATTGCCGCCTGAGTATCCGTCTTTGCCGCATCCCAAAAAAGTGCAAACGAAGCATCAGAATAGGATTGTGCAAAAACACTAAGCGGCAAAAACAAGATAATCAGGAGGTATTTCATTACTTGGTTTCCTCGGCGTAAAGCATAGGGTCAAGCTCGTAAACAACTGGTTCATTATCAAATGTTCTGTGCTTTGCAAGGAGCAGCTTTTCATATTGCTCCCGTCCAATGATATGAAAGCTCTGTCCCTCGCCGTCAGTCGAAGTAAACTTAAGGCCGCCACGCATATACAAAACGCCCTCTTTGGGCTTTCCACTAAAAGACGGCCTTTTGAATTTCGAGCTAAGAGACACTCGGTATCTTTTCGCGGTCTTTACTGGTTCAATCTTTGTTTGTTCTGACATTGTTATTCCTTTGTTTTCGAGGGCGGGGATATTTCACCCCGCCCTCAAGTGTTAAATTACACGGTGCCGTCAGAACCCCAAATATGGCGGAAGTCAATCGCAACAGCAGAGCAACGCATAACGCCGTCGAGATGCAATGCTTTGTTGACCTGATTCTGCCAAACCGGAAGAACCTGTGGCTCTTCGCGCCAAGTCCAACGGAGCGAGTGGAAACCCGCGCTCTCCATCGGCGAGGCAATCATATACCACTTCACATCTGACCCGCCCGAATAACCCGAACCGATGAACGGGTCTTGTACAACTTCAATCGTTGCACCGGAATAGGTGTTTTGACGGAAGATTGCGCCCGTTTGGACGGGAGTTGGATTTGAAGCTCCACCAACCACCCCGGAATAAACTCCAACATTTGACACAGCAAAGGGAGTTCCATAGAGTGCAACGCATGATTTCAATGCGTTTGAGTGCAGAGCGGGCGGTACAACCAATTTCCAGCGATTGAACAGAATCTGGTTGCCAGCCATGTCCTTTCCGTTCGTGGAAATTTTTGTAATCATTTCCTGAACAGCCAACCCGCCAGCATCCAGCTTAGTCGTAATTTTGTTGCTGAGAGTTGTTGCGTTCGCAGGCGAGGTTGGGTGGTCTGTATCAACGAGATACTGACCGTCTGGGCCTACAGTTGCCATAGAGCCAGTTAGCAGCGTTGAGGCGAGGATACAAGCCTTTTGCTGCATGGCCTTGACATGAGAGCGTGCGTGCGTTTCAAGGCGCGTATAAACGCCTTTGGGGTCATCGGCCTGCAAGATACGCGAGATAGGCAATGACTGTGCATATTGCAAGTGCGTTGCCGTTACATCGTATCCCTCGGTTGGCGTAACTTCCGGGAAGTCACCGTTTTCGCCAACTTCAGCCGGAGCGGTCAGACCGCTCATTTGCGAAATGTGGTCTGCCTTGAGAGTCGAGTATTGAATGTCAAAGTATTCGGTGAAAGGCATCGGATAAGCCTGATACGCGTCCACAAAATAATCTTTCGCGGCAATACTCAAATCCATCAAATCAGCAGCGGTTACAGTTAAGAGTGTTGACATTGGTTACACTCCAATCGCGGTAAAGTTTGCCATGTGGGGAGTATAGAGACCCTTACGGTCTGCCAACGCGCCCAAATGACCAACGCACTCAAAGAGCGGCGTATTGCCCGTGTCGTCGTTGTCCATAGAAACGGCATCAGTAAGAGAAACCAGAGTTCCGGTTTCGGTTTGAGCGTTATCTGTGGTTGTGTCAACAACCCAAACCTGACCACTCTCGAAAGGTATAATCGGGGTCGTAGTTGCGCCGTTTGTTGAGGATGCGGTTTGAGTCGCACCCATGTTTACTCCATACATTACCGCACTCGCGGCGACAGCGGGTTCAATATAACCCGTTCCAACATCAAATCGGACAACACCACCCTGCACGATTGCGGCAGAGCCAAGCCACCCGGTTTGTACGTAACGAAAATTTCCCGTATAGGGTACGAAAGCCATTTCCAATCTCCTTAGTTAGGCGGAGAGTCCAAAGTCCTTCATGCTTTGAATCATGCGCTCAACTCGGCCCTTCCACACATCGTCTCCAACGGGAGCGCGTGGATAAAGCTGTTTCACCTTTTCCTCTGCTTTTAACCTTAGCGTATCGGGCGCACCCTTAGCGGGAGTTCCGCTATCCGGCGAGCTTACTGGCCGCTCTGTACCGAACAAAATCTTTTGATTTGCATCGAGCCATTTCAAGAGTTTAGCGGGTGAGAATCCTTCGGGTACAAGTGATTTCTTGTCTTCAGGAATTGATGCAACTCTGGCAGATACAATATCAGTTAATTCTGTTTCGTACTCTTTTGCAGATTGTTCGTATGGTTCGAGTTCAGCGACACGTTTCTTTAGCCGTTCAGATTCTGAAAGCTCCGCGTCTTTTTGTTTTTGTTGCTCTTCAAGAATTTTCTCGTAATTCGATTTGATTTCCTTGAACGGTTTAAGCTCTTTGGCAATCAAACGATTTACATCTTCCTGAGTGAAAGTCTTTGCGGTCTCAGTTGCCGCTGCCTGAGTTGTTTGGCCCTCAGTTGCCGTCCCGCTTGTGGCGGTGGTTTCGTCTGACATTGTAATTCCTTATACAGGAGTTATTGAAAGTGTATTAGATTGCATGCTAAGTGCCTCGAATCGCCCCGTCACAACTACAAAGTCCTTGTGAATTATCGGAGCTTCTATGCGTGTTATTCTCTGCCAAAAAGATACTTGCACAGAGGTATCGTCTGTCAATTTATTCTGTTGAAAGAAAGATGCCAAGTTTACCATTATCTCTTGTGACGAGTTCATGTAAGGCGCAACGGTACTCCCAGACAACACGCGATTACGTTTATTTGAAACATCCCATTGATTTGCAGATTTACGAACCAACGATATATTACAAGAGTATCGAATCCTCAGCATGCCAACCGGATAATCTTCTGTATGCTCGTCACTAACATCCCACAAAACAAAGCTAACGTTTTCACTTGCGTTCAAATGGCTAAAGGTATTCGTGTCGTTTGGGTCAAATAGCGGGTCACGGTAAACAAATTCCTTTGTCAGAATATCATTGCCAGATGCATAGTATGTATTGATAAATATGACAAGTCCATTCTGCACGCCGTCTGTCAATCTGTTTATCACTTGCGAACCTCAATGTTACCAATACCGCCCGAAGCAGTCGTAACTATTGAACCAACCGGAACACAACGAATAGTCCACGTATCATTCAGTACAAAGCTCCCACTTCCAAACTGCCTTATTTCAATTCCATTCTCAAGGTCTTGCCAAGCATAGGCCGTTGTGTTCGCCGTGTCTGTATTTCCCTCTCCATCGCTCCATGAATAAACAGCCGTTCCAACCGCTCCGCCCGTTGTAATCGTTATCGTGTAAATCATTTCACGGTCGCCCGTAAAATCAATAGTGCGGTTTGTTACAAGCCGCGGAGCGCTTGTGTTGCTTGCGCCCGGAACTGCATCGCCAATACCAACCTCATCAGGAGAGTTTTGAATCTCAAGCTGAGCGCGAGCTTCGACCATTGCCTTAATCGCCTGCATCGCCGATTCCCAAGACTTAATAACATCTTCGGAAGTTGAACCTTGCTTGCGCTCTCTGCACATCGCAATAGCCGTCTTTGCTTGTGCCCACCGCACGAGCGGGTTATAGCGGCCTGTTGTCGGTTCTTTTTGAATCGGTATAGATAAGTAAGCGTCAAGAAAGCTGTTGACATAATCATAGCTCTCTTTAATTGCTAACTCGTGGGCAGTTACATCGGCCGTTGCACTCCACTCTGCTATCTCTTCAAAATAGCTTGAGAGTTCAGAGCCGCCCGAAACAGTGCTTATGTATGTAGCTATGAATGCCATTAGATTAAACCGCCGTTAGTTCGCAACCACAATACTCATTGCAAATTGTCGCTCCCGATTGAGGGACTCCAACAAGCTCCCACTCTTCCATTGTCTTAGGGTCTTCGTTAGCGCGAGCGATGCAATCTTCACAATTATTGTCTTTTACCAAAGTCCACTGGTACAACTGCCCAACCGGAAGATTCTCTTTATAAACAGCGTCACGAGTTGCGTGTCTAATCTGTTGCAAGTTTGTCGAGACAACATCGCCGAAAGCATTGCTAATCGGAGTTATGAATTGAGACCGCCCCGTTTCCGTGTCAAAGATAAACGAGAGTATATCTTCCTTTGACATACCACCATCATAAAGACGCTTAATTGAATCTTCAATACTCAACGATGCAATACGCGCCCTCCGCGCCGTGCGCTCGCTTGCAACATCGAATATCAATTTAATTGTTGAATCTAATAAGCTATTTGCCAAGTCCTAATACAATCCGTGTAATGAATCTGTGAAAGTAATCGGCAATCTCTTTGCGGTCTGGATTGTCAGCTATTCCGAATGGCTTGCGTGCAGGTAAGTTCCCCGCGCCTGAGTCGTGATAACCATACAAAATATCTGCTTGCAATCCTTTGTAATTCTTCCCGCTCGTGCTTATGTAAACAATCGCCCGTTGTACCGATTTTGTCGCTCGCTCAATTAACTGGTTCTCGGCAAGATTGCCCTTCGCCGTCAATGGCAACTCCGGGCTTGCGTATCCTGCTTTTTTCTTTGCTGCTATTGTCTTTGGCTTAAGCGGAGTCAAGGGTGAACCATTTACATCAGTCCCGTCCTTAAATCTCTTGCGTATGTTCTTGCGAACTATCTCGGCGGCAGAGTTTAGAACCGGAGACATGTCAACGTTTTTCAGCGGTCTCAGGTTAATTGATTTAGTTGTTTTTGCTGATAACCCGAACATTGGTGAGCGCTACCTTTTCCGCTTGGTCTGCGATTTGGTTATACTCCGTCTCGTATTCAACCTCTGCCTTACGAAAAAACTCAATCATTAGTTCGCTTGAGTCTTTCCCTAAAATAACATTGTCAACTATCTGCTCAATCAAATCAGAGTTTGCGATTGCATTACTCATGCTTTCGCGTTCTGCTTTTATTGCCTTTGAATGTTCGTCAATCTTATTGAGTAACGACTGAAGCATTTCGCGGCCTTACGGTAATCCCAGATTGAACGGGCGGCGGTGCGCTTGCTTTTTGCTCTGCAATAAAAGCGTCTGCCTGCTCTTGTGTCGTAAACTTTGGATTGTATTTCATAACTAAATCAGAAAGAGACTTAACGCCCTTGTCATAAAGAGACAAATCATTGAGTATCTCTTTGGCCTCGTCAATCGGAATAACATTTTCGTTATAGCTAACTTCGGGTCTAATCTTATTCAAGTCAATTTGCTTGTTCTTGTTGAACGTGTTATACATTCTAACCGTCACGCGCATCTTTTCTTTTTCGTGAACCTCAAGCTGCTCCCTAACGGAATGAATCATATCGGCCATAGGTTGCCACGTTAGGCGCAAAGCAACAAAGCTCTCGACCTTTCCCGCACTACCGAGATTATCCCAAACCTCGGCCGGAATAACAGCGAGTAACGAAATTGTTTTCTCAAGGTAATTTATAAACTTCCAATCTTCCGTAAGGTCAAGCTCGCGCACCGATTGCCCAAACTTGCCATTCTCCGGTATCTGCACAATCGCATTTGAGCGTATCACTATCTTGTCAATGTTCTTTTGGTCGCCCGTATATTCCCAAATGGTTGGCAATACTTCAATAGCTTGACCTATAGAACTGATAAACCTGCAATGCTCTATAGACAACCTACGGAATTTGTCAACGTAACTCTTGCCACGGTATTGCGTCTCGTCAGGGTCTGAACCGCGAAAGAAAATAACTGGATTGCATTCGTACTGATTATTCGTACTCCATGACTTGTCGGGATTTCCACGCTCGTCTAACTGATACTCTTCAATCCCGTTCACCCAAGAGCGATAAAAGCCGTTAGACACTTTATCTCCGCTCATTTTGTTGTAAGCAGGAGAGAGATACGCTTGCGTTATTACCTTTTGTTTCCCGCCTGTAATCGCCTGAGTAAGAAGTGGCGTTGCAAGCTGCCCGTCTGTATAGATTATTTTCGCAGCGCCGATAACCTCTTCAGCGTAAGATGCAAGCACAATAGGTTCAACAAACCACGGGAACCAATAGCTCCATATCGGTATCCCTTGACCGCCATTTGAAATAGCGTATGGTTCACCCGTTGCGGTGTTGAATCTGCGGAACTCAGGCCAAAGTGCAACCTCGCCAATGCCAAGCGCGTAGTAATAAACCCAAGATGCTTTGGCCTCCCAATTATTCTCCTCGTCACAAATCGTGTTTAACTCGTTTGCAAGGTCTGCGTCTTTTGTGTCTGTACCTTCAACAGAAACCCACTCTCTGCGAACATCGCCGGAAAGCATGATTGACACAATGCGATTAACAATTATCTTCGGGAGTTGCGTCCAAATCTTTACGCGCTCGTTGTATGCTTCTGCCCCCTCATTGTATTTCACAGGCCAGTAGCGTTTTATATCAGCATCGCTATTAAACACCTCGCCCTCAAGCTCTTTGTAATTGCGGTCGTAATACGCAATCATTTGAGCGCGATATTGATTAGCAACGTCTCGCAACGTGCCCTCAATAATTTCGTCAGTAAGAGAATTTATGGTCATAGGTTGTTATAGCGATAATTATAAGGAGACTCGATATTGAACTCTTGGTGAATTACATAGCCCAAAGCGTCGCTATGATGTCCTCTTTCCTTTGCGCCGTCTTTTGTGCCTTCTCTAATTGGAGAGCCTTCTTTGTATACTTCACGTTCAAAGTCCTCGATAAGTTTCTTGCATCTTGGGTGAACGAAAAGTGTTGAGACGCCGTTTGCGTTTTTGAGCTTACCATTAACAGAGGCGTAACGGTCACGGATGAATGG